AAAATGAGCGAAGAATTTAATATAAGATTTAGAGATTTGAATATTTGGCTAAAAATTGCAATAATCTTCTCTGTTGTGTCTTTTTTCAGACTAATGGGGGAATTTTAGAATGTTTATAGAGTCACAAGGGAGGAAAGAATAAAATGACAATGACACACGCAGTTTGTGCAGAATGCAAAAAGGAATTTGATTACGAATTAACACCGGGATTTCCTAGAAAGTATTGTGTTGAATGTTCAGCTATTAAGAAAGCAGAGTATGCTAATAAACAACCTTCAGTTATAGACAAGGAAAAAGCTATAACACAAAGTATAGCACCTCAAACAGCTAAGCACGATATCGTAATATCAAGAACAGAGAAACCTCATAGTTATGAGTTTGGTAAGGCTGGAATGAGACATAAGATTTACTATGGCACAGTTGATGAATTAAGGCTTATGATTGCAGAGTTAAAAGCTGCTAAATTAATAGAGCCTGACTTTGTAGATATACCTAACTAAACAATCAATTAAAACATATTTTTTTATTTAATTTTTTAGAATACTTTTGGGTATTTCCCATCTAACCTTTCCTTTATCAGTAATTTTAATAGATTCTTCTTCAACTTCTATAAATCTTGTTTTTCCACAATGATAACATGCTGTTACTAAGCCATGAGGTGTTGAGAATGGAATACTCCACCAATGCTTTGTGCTTAGTCCTTTACATTGTCCAACTAGACAATCTGTCTTTTTCCATATGATTGGTTTGTTTTGTGTATTCATTTTCTATGTGTGTAGTAGCTTTGTGTCTAATCGTGAGATTGTCATGACGAACACTACACATACCTAAAATAGAGTGGTATAAAGAACCTCATAACACTTATTTTACCGTCGGAAGTTTTATCATATCCCTAAGTTAACTCTACCCCCTTATACGACCCATTATTCCACCCCAACACTTCCGGTAGCCGAAGACACGGAAGACCCTATAAGGACATCATAATCTTAGTTTTACTCCAAGTTTTCTATAACTTTTAATGGAGGGATTATTTTAGCTCTTATTTGTTTTAATATTTCTGGTCTAATAGAATTAACATAATCTTTAACTTCCTGCCATAGTGGATGCTTATGAGCTTTTTCTAATTCTTCTTCTTTCTCTTTCTTATAATGAAGATATAACTTAACTATTTCTTCATCACTTAAATTAGGCTGTAACACCACATTTCCATGTATCATTTGATAAGTAGGAGCTAAGAACCCTATGGAATCCATAGCTCCAAATATAATATACTTTAACTCTTATTTAACCCTTTATAACCATTAAAGAATGGTGTCTCTTTACTTCTTAAGCCACATCTTTAAATAATCTAATTACGTTAGAAATGTACTCATTTCTAACCTATGATAGCTTACCTGCATATCCTTTAGGCCTTAAGAAGTAAAGCATGAATTTAGCCCCCTAAGCCTCTAATAACCCTATATTTGCCCTTATTACCCTTTTCCCCCCTCTTTACCTCCATTTCCACTGGAGACAACAGAACAATCCACTGGAAATGAAGGTAAATTCACCCTCCGAATGTATATACCGTTCACTTAGGGAACCCTTAGTTATTCCCCCTTTGAGACACCTACGTTTCCTATGGAGAACCCCCCTCAATCCCCTCTGCTCCCTTTATAGTTATTCGGCTCACCGAATAACTCGCATATCAATGGCCTATCCCTTCCCCCCGCTGTAGAAAAGAGCGAGAGTTGTCACTGCTTAATAGTGAAAGTTGGGTTCCTCCCAACCCACTTCATTTTTCTATGAAATATATTTAAAAACCCTAAAATATTATAATAATTATGATATTAGACGACTGGCAACAAGAAGCCTTAGCTCATAAAGGCGACTTGATACTCTGCACTGGCAGACAGATTGGCAAGACAACTATAATGGCGATAAAGGCAGCAGAGAGAATGATTTCACAGAAGAATTGCAAGATTATTGTATGTTCTCTAACTGAAGACCAAGCTCAACTTATTATAATAATGGTTCATAACTATTTATTGCAACATTATAAACTCCACATTCAAAAGCCTTACTCTAAAAATGTCACAAAAAACAAGATAGTTCTAAAGAACAACTCTTCTGTTCTTGCAAGGCCAGTGGGGCAGACAGGGGATGCAGTTAGAGGTTTCACTGGAGATATCTTAATTCTTGATGAAGCAAGCAGATTTAATGAATACATCTTCACTGCTGGAGAGCCAACTCTTCTATCAACTGGGGGAGAGGTTTGGATGTGCTCAACTCCTTTTGGAAAAGAGGGCTATTTTTACGAACAATATAACTCTGTAGTTGGAGAGGACTCAGAAATAGAGAATGACATGGGCTGGAAAGTTATACATGTAAATGGAGAGAAAACAATTTATGAAAGACCTATTAGTGAGTCTTGGAGCGAAGAAAAAAGAGAAAAGTCAATAAAAAGGTTAGAAAGCATAAAGAAAAGATGGTCTGTGCTAAGATATGGCCAAGAAATACTCGCTGAATTTATGGAAGACTTGCAGAGATTATGCACTCCAGACTGGATAGCTAAGGTTTGCATTTTAGATAAAGGTCTTAGAAGAGACCACATCCCGCATTTTCTCGGCTTAGATATTGCAAGAATGGGAAAAGATAAGGGAACTTTTGAAATAATTGATAAAGTAACCCCAACTAACTTGCAACATGTAGAAAGCATAGTCACAGAGAAACAATACACGACTCAAACCTTTGATAGAATACTCCGACTAAATGACATATGGAATTTTAGGAAAATTGGAATAGATGCAGGCTCGGGTTCTCTTGGTGTTGGACTGATGGACTTCTTAATGCGTGAAGGCAAAGTTTGCAAAAAAGTTGAAGCATTAAACAATAGAAAAATAGTTTTAGATAAATATAATCAAACTGCAAGGGGATTGTTAAAAGAAGATATGTATGACTTAATGATTTCTTTAGGAGAGCGAGGACATTTAAGATTGCTAAAGAACCCAGAAGTTATCGCCTCTCTTGAATCAGTGCAGATAGAGTTTGTAATAAAAGAAGGAAAGAAGACAATGATTAAGATTTGGGGCAGAGACACACATATTGCAGAAGGTATCATCAGAGCTGTTTGGTTAGCAAATCAGAAAAGTTTAAATGCCTCTATTGACTGGATGTAAATATGTTAGAGCCAAGCATAAAACCTACAAATTTCATTGACTTAGAAAAAGAAGAAGCTTATACTTTAGAAGATAAAGATTTTTTATTAATTCAAGCAATTAGAAATCTATCTCAAACAATAGAAAAATTAAGACTTTCTTTAATTAAATAAAATGGCATTCACAGGAATAACCGCAACTGAGGCAGAGATAGACCAAAAGTCAGGAGCTAATGCTTCAACAAGTTATACAGATGTAATGAAAACAGCTGCATTACTTCATGCAGAATCTCTTTTAAACTCAATTTGTCAATTCAATTTTTCAGATGCTTATGGAACTTTAAACGCAGATGTTAAGTATGCAGTCACAGAATACACTGCCTCTTCTGTTGCAAGAGAAGTTATCAGCTACGACCCAGACGCAATAGGAAGAAGCACATCTGTATTAAAAATAAACGTTCTAACTGATAACATGAATAAAGCTGTCAAAGAACTAAAGGAAAAAGACACTACAGCATGGATGGTTAAAATAACTTAAAATGGCTCAACTACATCAAACATTTCCAACACCCTCGCCAAGTGCAATCGCAAGTTATAGTTATACAGATATTGCAGCGGGCACAGGCATGACTCAACTTTATCTTTTCTCAAGCACAGATAGCGTTGCATCAGATTATCATTTAGGCGGAAATGTTGTTTATTCTTCAGAGATTCCTAAAGTTGTTACAACTGCAGTTGATTTTGACTTATCCCGATTTAATCTTCCTAAAGACATTAAAGGAACAGCAATCTTTCAATTATGTTATTTGATTGGTGGTGCAAGTGGTTCTGCTTATGCTACTTGTAAATTACAGCATGTTAGGGGAGTAAGTGTAACAGATATAGTAACTGTAATCACTCCAACAAAAAACTTTGGAGTTTCGGGAGTTATGAATTTACAGATGGTTGTGCCTCATACTCACTTCAAAAAAGGAGATATATTAAGATTAAATATAGACGGAACTTCTATAGGTAATGGCGTGTTTAATGTATATATAGACCCTAAGAGCAGGGCTTCTGCCCCCGCAACAATTACAAACAGCAATATATTTATCCCTTTCAGAATAGACTTATAAAATGAAATCAGACATAACTCAAACAGAAACAATAACAAACACAGCAGAAGATTATAGTGTGGACTCTAAAACTACTGATGGAGAATATTCACAGAAAGAGAACAAATGGATTAATATTAATTTTAATAAATATTATGGCTTTTACGACGCTGTCGGAGAATACAAGTCTGCGATTAACTCTTATGGAACATGGGTTATTGGGCAGGGATATACTACAAAAGACGATAAGACAAAGTTAATTTTAGAAAATATTAGAGGTTGGGGAGAAGATACATTCCTTAGCATTATATGGAACATGATTGTAGTTAAGAAGTTTGGGGGAGATTCTTATTCAGAGATTATAAGAAATGAAAAAGGAACTTTGACTAATCTTAAACCTTTAGACTCAGCTAAGATGGCTCACATTACTAACAAACAAAGAATATTGGAAAGATACGAATATCAAATGGGGGATGGAAAAATAAAGAAATTCCGGCCAGATGAAATATTGCACTTTTGTAATGACAGAGTCCTTAACGAGCCACATGGAACTGCAACCACAAAAGCAGTTGAATGGGTTTGTGAAGCAATGCAAGAAGCAAGAGCAGATTATAGGAGAGTTGCACACAGAAGCACAATAAGAATTTTATATGTTGAAGAAGATGATAAAGCAAGAAGAGCAAATTTAAAGAAAGACTATGCGGGAGCGATAAAGGAAGGAGAGGTTATGATTCTTCCGGGAAATGCTAAAGACTATCAATTCCAAGATTTAAATGTTCCGCCTGTTGATGCTTTTCTTGGATTAATGAGATACTATGAAAATCAGTTTTATCAACAGCTTGGAGTTCCTAAAGCAGTGCTTGGGGGAACTGCAGAGAATACAGAAGCCTCTGCTAAAGTTGCAGTTTTAGTTTATGAGCCTGTATGGACCCGAGAGATTTCAGAGTTAGAAGCTGACTTATGGAATCAAGCCGCAATTAAAATTAAGGTTAATAAACAACCAAGCTTAAACGATAATATGCAAGCACAAGAAAATAAAAATCAAGCACAGACAGGGTTCCAACCCAGTGATGCGAAGGTAACTAAATAATGGTATTAACAGAAGCAGAAAGAATAAGACTTGAAGAAGAACGAAAGCGAAAGTTGTTAGAAGAGAAAAGAAAAAAAGCAGAAGAAGAAGGATTGACTTATGTTCCAGAAGAAGAGGGGAGAGCAAGAGCAGCAGCGAGTGCAGCTGCAAGAGGGGGCGGAACTTTAGAGAAAGGAATAGAACTGCCCGGTGGCCAAACCTTTTTAGGATTAAACACAGAAGAAATTAAAGAAATACAACGGCAACAAGGATTAGACTTGCCAGCAATAGAACAGCGAAGAAAAGAAAAAATTATAAGAGAGTCTGAAATCCCTCAGGCAAGAGAATTAACAGACACTGCTGTTGGAGCATTTGAAGGGTTAGAAATTGCCCCCGAAAGAAGTGGTTTTCAAAAAATATCAGAGACTCCATTAGGACAAGCAGTGATGGGAAAGGCAGCTCTTGATGAACTTAAAAATCTTGGTAAAGCAGATGAAATTCTGGCAACTACAAAATACATGCAAGAGAATGGTTTAAGGCCAGACCAAGTTTCAACTGAACCGGGAATGCAAATGATATTATCTATGGAGTTAAACGAGTTAGATGTTAAATTAATTAAATCTGGCGAGGCTGAGGTCACAGACTTGGCTTTATTAATTGAGGGTGTTCCGTTCAAGGGTCTTGGAATAGGAAAATTTTTAACAACTATGCCCTCTGAAAGAGTAGATGCTTTAGAGCAGAAGATAACTCAAATTGGAAATACAATAAGAGATTATAGAATGGCCGCTGCAAGAACCCCAATTAAAGCACCCGAGTATTTAGAGTTGATAGAAAAAAGCGAGATTGAAATTAGACACGCAGAAAGTAGAATTAAACTTATGACTATTCAAAGTCCATATTATCAAAATGCTCCAGAAGAAATTGAGACATTACAGGCTGTTATAAATAGAGGTTTAAATAGAATCGGAGATGCAAGGAATGCAATAATCATGGGAGAAACTATAGAGCAAGCAATGATGACTCAATCGGGGGAGACAGAATTATAATGAAACAAAAAATAGACTGGAGAGTTATCTGCGTTGGAATGTTATGCTTAACAGCTGCAGAAATAACAGCACTCTTTCTTGGATACAATGGAACTTTATTAAAGATGTTCTTAGTAGTTATGGCTTTGGCTATAGGAGTAGTTATTGAAAACCCATTTAAGCATGAATGATATTTCTTTGAAAGGGGGTATAGAATAATGGTTGATGAAAAAGAAAATAAAGAAGAGGAAAAACCAGAAGTTACAACTCCAGATACTGATGAGGGGAGCAAGTATGAAACAACTCCAGTCATTGAGCGAGCACGTGAGGAGAGAGAAAAGATGGACGCTGCCAATAAAAAGAAAGAAGAACTCTTAAATAGAGAAGAGTCTATAATGGCTAAAAGAGCATTGGGCGGAACTGCCGACGCTGGACAAGCTCCAGAGCAGAAAGAAGAAACTCCTCAAGAATATGCTGGTAAAGTAATGTCTGCAGAAGTGCCAGAATGAAAGAGCCCAAAGATTTAGGTGTAAAGATTGGTTCTCCTGAGGAAGTATTTTGGACAAGTGTCAAAGAACAGTGTAAAGAAATGATTGGACAAGCTAAACACGAGATAATTATTCAAGAAGAAATCTTAAAATTAGCAGAAAAGAATATTGCAGAAGAAAAACAAAAGTTTAAATAGTATATTCTTTTAACTTGAACATGGCTAAAGAGGCGACATTACTTGTTGAAACAGAATTACCAGTTATGATGACTGTTGCGGATGCTACTG